AATCTACGGAAACGTCATCGACGGGTTTTTGTTCGTCGGTCCCTTCTCTAGCCGCGAAACGGCGGAAAATGCTATGGAGCATTTGCCTGCCGATTGTCGGCCCTATGTGGCGCGGCTGTTTGCGCCCATGCAGGAAGATGCGCAATGATTACGACCACGCTAAACGCCATTCGATCACACGGCCCTTGCTTCTACGGTTGGCGCAAGCTGCTAGGCCATCTCAACAAGACGACCGCCGACGATGAGCCGTTGTCCGTTGCCGTGATCCTCGACAGTAACGGCCTGGATGATGCCTTATGGTCTTTGCGGGCCTGCGGCGATGGCGGGCGCCAAGTTGCGCAGCGGTTCGCTATATGGGCCGCGCGACAGGTGCAGCACCTAATGACCGACCCGCGAAGCATCGCGGCTCTTGATACGGCAGAAGCGCACCTAAACGGGCACGCGACGGAAGAACAACTACGGGCAGCTATCGACGACGCCGACGACGCCGCCCGCGCCGCCGCCGCCGCCGCCGCCCGCGCCGCCGCCGCCGCCGCCCGCGCCGACGCCGCCCGCGCCGACGCCGCCCGCGCCGACGCCGCCGCCGCCCACGCCGCCGCCCGCGCCGCCGCCCGCGCCGCCGCCGCCGCCCACGCCGCCGCCCGCGCCGACGCCTACGCCGCTGCCTACGCCGCTGCCTACGCCGCTGCCTACGCCGCCGACGCCGCCGACGCCGCCGACGCCTACGCCGCTGCCTACGCCGCCGACGCCTACGCCGCTGCCTACGCCGCCGACGCCTACGCCGCTGCCTACGCCGCCGACGCCGCCGACGCCCGTAAAGAAATGCGGCAACGGCAGACCGACAAACTCAAAGAAATGCTGGCATGATTCAAGCAATCAAATCTAGACCACGCTGCGGAGCGTGCTGGGGTGATGGATTCGTTCACTGCATTTTTACCGGCGAGCAAGAATACTGCGACGCTTGCGACGGTACAGGGTACGATCTTTACTATTTACCAGGAACCAAACATGACGCAGAAACGAGCGACAAAAACCAAATTTAGTGAATTCCGCCAAGGCTACCCGCGAACGTGCCGCGTATGCCGCGAACGCCGCTCCACTAAAGGCGGACGTTATGCGGGCGGTTTTATGTGCGCGGAATGCGTCAACCGGAGGCTAAAGAATGGTTAAGCTGGTATGGATCACGCCCGACGCCGAGAAGCTGATCGGGTACATGGCCCGCGTCAGTAATCCGGGCAACCAGGACAACGAGGACGTGATGGGGCTGCTGCGGTACATGATCCGCAACGAGCATTGGTCGCCGTTCGAGATGGCGTCTGCGTGCTTCGAGATCAATACGACGCGGGACATTGGCCGACAGATTTTGCGGCATCGCAGCTTTAGCTTCCAGGAATTCAGTCAACGATACGAGGACGTTAGCAAACTGCCAGAGTTAAGCCTGCGGGAGTGTCGGCTACAGGACACGCAAAACCGCCAAAGCAGTATAGAATTAGAAGCGGGCGATAGTTTGGCGTGGAAATGGCAACATCAGCAGCAGGTGTTAAAAACGCTCGCCGTGGATGTGTATCGGTGGGCGCTGGTGAACGGGGTTGCAAAGGAACAGGCCCGCGCCGTGTTGCCTGAAGGTCTGACGCCGAGCAGGATGTACATGAGTGGCACGCTGCGTAGCTGGATGCACTATGTGAAGCTGCGCACTGACCCGTCTACGCAAAAAGAGCACCGCCTGATCGCAGAGGAGATCGGCAAGGTGCTGGCCGAACAGGTGCCGACAATATGGGAGGCTTGGAGTGCGAAATGAAAATTCTAAAATGGCTCCGCTGGATATTTTCGCGGAGCGTAATCGGGGCAAAAATAGACGGTTACGACCGCGCATGTATCCGCGCCGCTAGTGCATACGATTGCCAGGATAGATACATCCGGCGAATGGAGCGGCAATCATGATTTTTGTGCTTGCGACGCTGATTACATGGGCAATCTTTGAGGCACTAGACCTATGAACGCGGAATCTGAGAAATACCGGGCGCTTTGGGCGATGGTACTGGTGACAGCCATTCGGGACATGGACCATGCAGCGGAAGAAATCCGCAGAGACGCCCGCAGATTCATTTTTGACACCGACGAGCGCGCCGTCTCCATGCGATGGGTATGCAGCATGACCGGGATTGATGCGGAGGCGCTTCAGGCCCGTTGCATGAGCCGGGAATCGCGCCGCCGCATCGCGCTCAAAAAGCACTAGCCTTTCTTTACCACCGACAGCACCGGAGCAATCGGGTCTTCGACCATGCGCCGAAGGTCTGATTTTATCAGGCGAGCGTGTTCGGGCGCGCAATAGACGCGCTTTTTGGACGGGTGATCGGCACTGGCCAGCATTCCTTTGTCGAGCCACCCAGCTTCTTGTAGCGCGTGCAGGACAGCCGCAGGAACGATCTTCACGCCATTCGGCGCACGCCCTTGCAGGGAGTCGCATATCTTGAAGAACGGCGAACCCACTGCGCCGCGGGCAAACTCTTGCCGGCGGTGACGTATCTCGTCCAACACGAACGCTTCGGCGATACTCATGCCCGATTCGATCAACGATGCCTTAAACTCCGTCATCATCGGCGTCGCAGCAGGGTTGAACGCCGACACATCGCGAGCATAGAGCCACGCCGCGATCTGCTGAAATGCGCCCGCCTGGTACCAGTTCCACATGGCGCGGGCTTCGTGTTCAGGCAGAATCGGCGTAGTGGATTGAATGCAGAACCAACGGCGATCTTGCGAGTCGAGCGTAATGGGCATCTGTTCGTTCGAGAATGCCAGCACGAACATCCGGTTCAGCGCCTCGTAGGGGTGCATATTCTTGCGGTTAACGGAAATTGTTTCCGGCGGCGCAGCAATTACCGGCTTTAGGCGGTTCGCCAAGTCACGGCGAGCGGAGGCGTCCGTCTCTTTAAGCTCATTGAGAATCAGCACTTCCGTCTGAAAGGCGTATCCCCATTGGTTCATGATCTTGTCGCTATCGACCAGCGAACGGTTGAGGTTCCCTTCGCCGCCAATCGCCCATAGCATGGGCGCCCAAAGCGTATCTTTACCGCAGCCTGGCTTGCCGACGTGCAGCACGGCGTGGTTAATCTTGGCTTCCGGGTGCTGGACCTTGTAGGCCATGACATTGAAAACGTGTTCGCGCTCCGCTGAGTCGGGAATCAACGCCTCGGCATGGCGGAGCCAAGGGCCAATATCGCCCATCTCGACGCCCGACACGTCCGGGCGCGCATTGCGCCATAGGTTACCAAACACCGCGCCGTTGTAGGCGACCAGCGGCCCTTCGCCAGCGGCATAGGTGATACCGTCCAGAATCCGCCCGCCCCGGTCGCGGCGGTTCTCGTCAAAGCACACCGACGCTTCGATCCGGCGACCGTTATGGTTGGAGAGGCATTTAACGTGCCGGTACATGGCGTTAAATGCGTTGCGGCGGAATTCCTGGCGGGTGTCTAAATCGAAATAAGCGTCATCTTTCGGATTGTAGGCAAATCGATCAAACCATTCCGATTTCTCCAACCGGCTCAAATCTTTGCTCTCTACTTCCTTGATTATTCGCGCCGCTTCATCGGGGAACGCTTCATTCGGGGTCAGCTTAGACAGCGCCCGATCCATGTGGACAGTCAAAAGCTCCTCCCTTAGCCCATGCTCGCGCTTAGGGCCGCCGTTATGGGCGATCCATTCAAGATATTGCGCGCTGCCGAAACCTTGACAATGGCCGTGGAAACACATGAACGCCCGCGTTGCGGGGTTGTATCGACCCCCGGCGCTGCCGTCGCTGTGCTGCTCGTAATTCGGACAGAGCACGCCGTACCAGCCTTCCGTGTTCCGCGCCTCGATTACTTGGCCCTGCGCGACCAGCCACGCCAGCACATCATCGGTGCCGTCGTCCTTGATGCCCCGGATAGCCCGATACTCTTGCGTAGGCTCGCCCGGAACTACCTCAAGGGCTTGGCAGATTTGGGCTAGGGTAAAGGTGCGCTCGGGGTGGAACTCGCTTAGAACGGCAGCAAAGCCGTTATGGGCGGGCTTCAAGTTAACCGACCCTGGCAGGCGGAAATTGCGAACGGGGTTGATGGCACCCGGATCGGTGTAACCCGCCCCGGCGATGGCCTTGATCGCGGCGCTGAATTCGCCCTTCTTGGGCTGGTGATCGAAATCAAAGGCGTAGCCCCATTGGAAGTTGCCGGGGCTGGTTTCAACCTTCCAGGTCGGCTCAAGGGGAGGCGTCTTGGACTTGGTGCCAATGTCGTCCAGCACCATGACGGCAACATGCTCGCAGTAGGCGCGAGAGGCACTTGGCTGGCCGTTCTCGAAGCGGTCGATGATATAGACGGCGGTGTTCCCATACCACGCCTGGCCGGGCTTTGCTTTGCGCTCATACTCGGACGGCAGATAGGCGGGCCAAGTCGCCACAATCGCACCGTCGCCGTGAAAAAGCAGGTCGCCGTCCGCGCCTTTCTTGGGCTTTTGACGAACGAACAAAACAGTTTCGTTTTCGCCAACAAGTTGTGTAAGATACTCGGGCAAATCGTGCATTGTTTTCCCCTGTAAGTTGGCCCTCGCCGGATACCGTCCGGCGGGGGCTTTTTTTACTTGCCGTACCGTTGCATCGTCTTGATGCCAACCGATAACGGCAAACCTTCCGCCCACACGGGCGGCGTTGTCATGATCCGTTTCATTTCTGCGACCACGCTATCAGCCGTTTCGCTAGGGCATTCAACAACAATTTCGTCGTGAACGTGCAAAACAACATCACCAAGCCCGCGAAGGCTATGGCGTAACAAATCAGCGGCAGTTGCTTGCGTGACATTCTCACAGGCAAGTCCTTTCCAGAGGCGAGCGCGGGGCCATTCGGTTGCCTCCGCCGCGGGTTTCCATGCAGCTTTGAGATAGGTGACGCCTTCGGCGTCAAGCTGCGCGAACGGGTAGCACAAGACGCGGCCAGACGGCAGAGCATACCATAGGTGCTGGCCGTCATAGAGGTACGTAATCCGACCCGCTGTAAACTCTCGGCCTTTGTTGCGTAGCGCCCGCGTATAGGCGTTTTCGAGATTCTGCCAGAATGACACCGCCCACGAATTTGCCCGCCGCCAGGCGTCTACAATACGCTTGGCATCGCTTTCAGGCAGGGTAATGCCGTAGTTGCGGCCCATCGCGGCGAATGCGCCGACGCCGCCTGCGAAGCCTAGCGACAGAATAGCGACCTTACCGATCTGACGTTGATCGTCGTCAATCTCGCCTTCAGGCGTTGCAAAGATGCCCGCCGCTTCACGCTTATAGATGTCGCGGCCATCGCGGAACACTTGCAACACCGGCTCGGCGCGTTGCTCCCCGGACAGCCACGGGTTGACCCGCGCCTCAATCGCGGACCAGTCTGCTACGACAAATACACATCCTCGTCGGGGGACAAGTGCAGGTCGGAGCATACCTTTAAGAACGTCAGTAACGCGTTTGCCGAAGGCGGGTACGATACTGTGACCTCGGACCAAGGCAGTTCGCACCCCCTCGGGATCTCTAGCGCACTTACGCGTAAAGTTATGGACTTGCGCGCCATAGGAAGAAGCGCGTCCGGTGGCACTTCCACCAGCAAATACAAAGGCTCCTCGGACACGGTGGTCCTCCTCATCGGCTAACTGTAGCAGTCTCTCGAATTTGGCGACGGACGACGCCCATAGATCGTCGGCGCACTGTACGACATCGGCCACGGCGGACGGCACTTCGTCGGGGCTATCCTCGGCCAGCACCAACAGATTCGCCCGAACGGTCTTGTCAATGCTGAACTTCTGCTCGCCATCCTTGTAGACGGTCATCAATTTCTGGCCTTGCGGGCCGACACGGGCCAGCACCCATTCGCGCATCTTGGGGCTGCGGACGCTGGTAATCTCGCCGATGGTAATGTCGGCCACCAAGCGCTCTATTTCCTCCAGCTCACGCTCGGCATATTCGGTCGCGGCCTGGGCCATTTCAACGTCTACCAGCACGCCCCGATCATTGATGCGCTCGTTAACGTGATAGTCGGTCAGTTCTTCGTCGCTCAAGTCACGCATGGCAAGCGACGCGGCCCGCATGGCACGAACGTCCTGCTCGCAATAGGCCACCATCTCGGCCATTAAAGCGGGGTCGTCGTTAAACGTGCCGTCTGCACGGGGAACGGAAAGCAATCGGATAAGCTGCGCTCCGCGATGATCTTTACGCATATTGCTGCTAACTGCGCGGCCTAAGTCCTCAAGCGAACCGGGCAGGCAGTTAGCGCGGGCTTGCGCGGCAGTGCAATAAAACTGCTCAAGCTCGAAGTTGATGTTGAGCACATACCAGAAAATCAGCCGCTCGAACGCGGCGTTGTGGGCGCGAATCTGGCCGGTGTGCTGGCGCACGGCCTCCGGGAAAGGCTCGCCTGGACGCCAAGTGCTAACGGGATCGTCGCCAAAAGCGTAGCTCATGCACAACACATCGGTGCTGGCATCCTGAGCGTAGTTGTAGACGCCGCGTGCAGGCAGGTCGCAGCGGGATTTTGTCTCGAAATCGAGCCAAAGTATACGCATAAGAAAAGGGGCGGCCTTGCGACCGCCCCTCCTCAATCGTCAGACCGAACGCCGACGGCGGCCCGTTTCAGCGGGAGCAGGCGCGCCAGGCGCCGCTTCGGCTGGCGCTTTGCCATCCGTGCCGTTGACATCGACCCAACGCAACACCTCGAATACCGGGGTATAAATTTTGCCATAGGACTTGTGCTGATATGAGTCCTTGCCTAAGCGGACAATGGCAACCGGCTTGTTAGCATCTACTTCAACCTGAGCGGCAATCGCCGCCGCAATCGCCTGCACGGCCTTTTTGCCGCCGACGCTGGTTGTAGAGTACCTAACTTCGAGACCTTCATCCTCGCCCGTCAAGCAGTTGAGCGACAAGCCCACCTGCTTTTCCCACCCCTTCTTGGCGCCCGGAGGCGGTGCGCCCAGTTCAGGGGTAGGCTGATTGACGGGGGCCATCTTCTCCGCAAGCACGTCGCCATCGCCCCAGGCGATAAAGCCGTGAACGAAGCTAAACGGATTGACGGCCCATTCTGCGTCATCCTCCACTTCAGTCTGATCGGCTCCATAGACCCAGTGGCCGCCCTTATCCATCTTAAGAAGGGCAACGCCACCTGCGCCTACATCAATGTCGATAGACCGCAAAGCGGTGCTCAGGGAAGACACCGACGGAAGCGTACCATTACCGAACTTCACTACATTGGACATTTCTAGGTTCCTTTACATCAATTTACTAAGTGCCCGTGCAAGATCAACCACTTCTGGCCGTGGGTCACTGACCGGCGCAAAAGTGCTACCCGATGACATCGAGACGGCTTGGCCTTCCGGCAACGCGAGCTTCAGCTTCTTGAGCTTCTTCTCGGCTTGGGCCGGTGAGATCAAAGACAACTCGACGACTTCAGATTCAGGCAAGTGAGCGAGCAGCGCAGCCTTAGCCGACGCTTCGTCAACCCACTTGCGTATGCCGCGCTTGGCGACAAGTTTATAACCGGGGAGCTTAGCCCCGTTCTCCATCATCTGCAATGCAAGCGCACGCAGATCGCTGATCCAGCTTTCAAGCTGATCGGCTTTCGCCAGGTATTCGCTAATCTGCGCGGCGGGCAATGTTGCGACCGCCTGCGCGATACTGCGCTCTACTACGCCCGTCATCAACGGGCAGATCGGCTTTGCAGCGCACCACCGGCAATGGTCGCCCTGCGCCATCGGTGGCGTCGGCTTGTCGGACAGCTTTACGGCATAGGCCAATTCCCGCTCGAAGAAACGAACGCGATCAAACGTCGTCGTCCAGCGGCGAATTTCGGGCGGCTGCACGATAATGCACTCGATTTCTGTCGCGCCCTCGAACACCCATGCAACACTCGGCGTCCGCATAGCGGCTGCCGCGTAGAACATCAACTGCGGGTTTTCCTCCGCCTCGACCATGACGCCATCGCCGAACTTCCAGTCCAGCACGATAGCGCGGTCGCCGATTCGGCCAAGCAGATCGGTGGAGCCGAACACGCCATCCAGAAGCCCCTCGAATCCGACACGCGATTCGACGGCGTATTCCATTTCCTTGTTTGGATCAACTTCGTCCAGCATCGCCAGTGCGGGGAGCAGCTTGTCGTCGATCAATTCTTGCGTCAGCTCGATGCCGTCATGGCGCACCCCTAAGAACGATTCCAGCGGTTTGCCGTTCAGCACTTCGGCGATGACGTTGTGCAACAGGGTGCCCTCGCTCGCGTACTTCGAGGACGGCTGCGGCGGCATCTTCTGGACCAGCTTGACGCTGCCGGGGCACTTCATTACCCGCTTGGCGGTCGAGCCGCCGACGATATTGCTGTGTTGCATCTTGCACCCTAGTTGACTGCTGAGGCTGCGTACCTTACTCTGCATCAAGGTCAAAAACAAGGGGGCAACGTGAAGGAATCGGAAATAGAGCGGTATTTCGTTTGGGCGGTTCAGAAAGCCGGGGGTAAAACGTGGAAGTTTACCAGCCCTGCGAATCGGGGCGTCGCAGACCGGATTGCTTGCTTTCCTGATGGAACGACATGGTTTGTCGAACTCAAGCGTCCTGGCGGTCGGCTATCGGCGTTGCAGGCTATTTTTGCTGACGACATGATCGCGCTCAAGCAAAACTATGTATTACTGTGGAATAAGGAAGAAGTAAATGCCTGGCTTAAAAGTATTGGTCGCATGTGAGTACAGCGGCGCGGTGAGGGATGCGTTTTTGGCTAAAGGTCACGATGCCATGTCATGCGATCTGTTGCCTACAGAATCCGACGGGCCACACTATCAAGGCGATATTCGAGAGGTTTTATCTGATAAGTGGGATTTAATGATCGCTCATCCGCCCTGCACGCATTTAGCGGTTAGCGGCGCGCGATGGTTCAAAGACAAACAAAAAGAGCAGGCGGAAGCCATCGCTTTTTTTATGCTTTTGGTTAACGCGCCAATCGCAAAAATAGCTGTAGAAAACCCGGTTTGCATCATGTCGTCGCGGTATCGTAAGCCCGATCAGATTATTCAACCGTGGCAGTTCGGGCACGGGGAGACAAAAGCGACTTGTTTATGGTTAAAAAACTTGCCCGATCTTATGCCGACACAAATTGTCGAAGGCCGCGAAGCGCGGGTGCATAAAATGCCCCCGTCACCGACTCGATGGAAAGAGCGCAGCCGCACATACCAAGGAATCGCGGATGCAATGGCGGCGCAATGGAGCTGACATTACGACCTTACCAAGAAACGGCGGCTGACTTCCTGTTCGAGCGTGACCGGGCGATGATCTTGGCCCCGGTCGGCGCGGGCAAGACGGCCATCACGCTCACGGCCATGCAGGACATGATCCTGCGCGGGGTCGTCAAGCGGTTTCTTGTGCTGGCGCCTAAGCGCGTTTGCACCGACGTATGGCCGGTCGAAGGGCCGAAATGGGCGCCGCTGCTCAAAATCTCGATTGCAGTCGGAAATCAAGCTGCCCGGTCGGCGGCGCTCAAGTCAAACGCGCCCGTTGTCGTGACAAATTACGACAATCTGCAATGGCTGTCCGGCCAAGCGCTTAACTTCGACGCTATTGTGTTCGACGAGCTGACGCGGCTCAAAAACCCGTCCGGCGCTAGGTTCAAGGCGTTGGAAAAGGTCATCAAGCCTATGTCTATTCGGTGGGGGCTGACAGGTAGTTTCACCAGCAATGGCCTAGAAGACGTGTTCGGTCAGTGCAAAATCATCGACGAGCGCCTTCTGGGGCGCAGTAAGGGCGCCTTTTTGCAGCAGCATTTCATACTGGTCAATAAGGACTACGGCGAATGGGAACCGCGCTCGGGGGCGCTGGAAACCGTCATGCGTAAGATCAAGCCGGCGACGTTCCTCCTCGATCCGGGCGAGTACAGCGACACCCTCCCGCCGCTGAACCTGGTGCCCTTGCGTAGCCCTCTGGACGACCGCGGGCCTTACGAAAAGATGAAAAAGACGTTCGTGGCGCAGTTTGGCACGGCCACCATTACGGCCATTAATGCCGGAGTGGTCACGGCCAAGCTGCAACAGATGGGATCCGGGTTCGTCTACCAGACTACGCAAACGCCCTCTGACACGCCCGGTAAGTTCAAAACGACCCAGACGCCGCATTGGTTCAGCACGCACAAGTTCGACGCTTTGGACGACTTGTTGCAAGAAAATCAAAGAGCTAATACTATTGTTGCGTATTGGTACAAAGAAGAATTGGCGGAGCTTAAGCGCCGGTATCCTCGCGCCGTAACGCTAGACGACGATCAGGCGGTGGAACGGTGGAATCGGGGCGAGATTGAGTTGTTGTTGCTCCACCCGCGTTCGGCAGGGCACGGGCTGAACCTGCAACACGGGGGTTGCCGGATGGTGTTTGTGTCGTTGCCGTGGTCGCTGGAATTGTTTGAGCAGACTATTGGCCGGCTGCACCGCAGCGGGCAACGGCACGCGGTTTGGGTGTACGCGCTGCTCGCGACCAATACGGTCGATGAACAGATATGGGCCGCGCTTCACGATAAGCGGGACATTTCGGATGTGGCTTTGGAGGCTTTGAAATGAAGATGACTTGGCGCGAGATTAACAAGCACCTGAATACTTTTACCGAGGAGCAACTGATTGCCCTGCTGGCTGAGGAACGCGCCGGACGCCGCCGCGCTTCCATCTTGCAGCGGCTTCATCAGCGGTATGCGGTACTACGCACCGCCCGCGAACGCCTGGAGTTGTTGCAACTGGCGGCTCGCCCATGAACGCCGACGATCGGCAAGTGGACGGCGACCATTACAAAACCATGCCGATCCAGCCGTGGACGGTCATGGAAGCCGTGCTGACGCCCGAGGAATTTATCGGGTTCCTGAAGGGCAACATCATCAAATACAGCATGAGAGCGGGCCGTAAGGCCGGGTCAGACGACGCCGAAAAGGCGTGGCATTACCGCGAGAAGCTGAACGACGTTATACGATCAAGTGCAACCGTTCCGCCGCTTCAACAAAGGCTTTGATGTTTCGCTGGATTTCTTCGTAAGTCATTATTAGCAAGCTAGATTGCGCCAGCCTGAAATGCTCCGGTCTATCCTGGAGCATTTCAGGCGGCGGTACTTTTGGCGCATCGCCTACATTCACGATAGAAACACCGCCCGCTCGTCATTACGTCGCTTGACGAGACCGGGCAGCACTTTACCGCCGCCGCGCACGAACTTCAGGAACTCTTCGGCGGCGCCGCTGTGATCGCCCCTGTTATACCGTTTCCGTAAGGTACTGCGCTGCAACGTGCCAAGGCCTAGATTGAAAGCAAAAGAGACCAGCCCATCGAAATGCCCTTGGCGACCAGTAGCAGCAGGGCAATATCGGGCAACGCCGCTCTCAAACCGACTAAGGTCTTGAGCGAGAAGATCGTCAACTTCAGCAGGACTCCAGACACGATCATCCTCCGGCTTGAGCGGATATTCCTTGCGAACCGGGCCGGCATAGTCGCCGGTACGAACCAGTGGCAGTCGCGCCTGCTCCGGGTACAGAACGTGGCCCACGCCAATCGTCCACAAATGGGCCGGGCAGAGGTACGGCTTGAGACGTACCCCTTCGTGATGCTTAATCATCTGCCGCGCCGCTTCTGAGACTTTCATTTCTTACTGAAGGCCTGCGTTCCGAACCAGAACGCGATCACAGTCGCCCAAATCTGCTGCGTATCGTCATCCCAGATATAATCCAGCAGGACTTGGAAATCGACGCCCTTCGTCCAGCCGTACCAAAACCCGGCGATATCCACGGCGACCAACAGGAAGAACAGCCCGTAGGTGATTGTCGGCCTCACCAGCGCACGGATGTTGATGACCCACCGGCTGGCACCCTTTCCTAGCTCGGTGTCGTGCTGTAGTAGCGCTGCGTGCGTCTGGGCCTGAGTCTGCATAGCAACCTGCTCAGTGCGGATTTCCTCGACACGCTGCTGTGCAACAAAGCCGCGCTCGGCCATCGTTATGTCTCGATCATTCTGAAGTCGAGCTAATTCCAGCTCGTGCTTGTTGTCCTGCTTGGACTGGAAGAAGTCGAGCAACTTTGGCAAGCCGCCCGATGCAAACCCAAGCAGAGTCGAGAATAGCGTCATCATTTGAGGATACCTGCTCCGGGCAGCGCCCGTAGAATCGGATGGTTAGTTACGTGCGCCAGCCAGATAATCAGCCCATAACTACCTGTTACAAAAATAATTGCTGCTAAAATTACGCCTAAAATGGTTTCGTTGCGCTGCTTACGAGCATATTCAGCTTTCGCCTGTGCAATTTTTTCTGCCTTGATTGCATCAATCTGAGCTTTCTTAGCGGCGTCATATGCCTTCTTCTCCTCAAGCGTCATGGCGTTGTACATCGCCCGTTCTTCTGCTTCCTGTTTCTGCCGGATGAGTACCTGTCTCATCAAGGCTTGATTGGAAGCGACTGCCGCGTTGTACTTGTCCGCAGCCTCCGAAACATCGCGCTTGGCGATTTTCTTGACAATCTTCTGATGAACTTTGCTGGGAGCTTTTTGCTCGGCCTTCTGTTCGCGGCGCTGCGCCTCTTTCTCGGCAATGGCGCGAACGTCCTCGACTAGCCCGTATCCTTCGTTAATGACCCCGCGAGCCGCCTTCAGGCTGGACTCAGCGGCGTTTAGCGGATTGCTGGCCGCGCCTGCAATCTCCGAAAGTTTATCAATAGACATTTCATGTGAACCTCTCTATCTATCGACTTTGGCTTCTAGCTTGTCAAAAATCTTGCCAAGCATTGCCTTGATCTCGTCAATGTCATGCCGGTAATCATCTTTAGAGACGTAAGTGTGCGGTAGCTCTCTAACGTCCTTATCTAGCCGCTCAACCGAGCGATAAATGCTGTTCAGAATCCACCCGCCAAAAAACGCTGCGATGGCGACTGCCAGGTTAAAAAGAACTTGGTAGTCCATCACTGCTCCATGAAGGCGTTTTGGTTAGCGGGGGCTAATTGGTTGCGCGGCATTGCGCGGGGTATTCCTGTCATACCACGCGCAGTTTCTTCGGCGGGGACTGCTACCGCCGCCCCTGGCAGCCGCCATGCAGACGGATTGTTGAAAATTGCAAGCACTTTGTTGCGCTCTACTGCGGGCAAAGTGTTTAGAAGATCAGACGCGCCTTTTGCCGTTTTTGCCGCTTGCGTTAACTTTGCCATAGTGCTTTTGCCGAGCCGCTGTTCAATGACGTTCAGCGCCGCTTCAGCGGTCGTGCGCACCGTATTCAAGTAAGACGGGATGCGAATTTTGCTCATGTGATCCATCCACATTTCGCGCAGTGCTTCCTGCCCTTCTGTTGCTTGTTTGGCGATTCTTGTTTCGCGCACGGCTTTCTTTGCTTCCTCTTGCAAAGTTGTCAACGTGCTATCGCTCAGTTCTTTGGCAATGTCGTATTTCCCAGCGCCCAAAATCTTTTCTACGGTTTTCGGGTCATTGCCTTCGACAAGCCGAACAAATGCGTCCTTATTGGTACGCCACAAATCAAGGGCTTTGCCCGCCAATTTTTGTTCCGCAATATCCGCCATGCCAGCGGAATAATCTTCTAGATATTGCCGGTACCCAGTACCGCCAGCTTCTTCAATAGCGTCTACAATAGCGGGCTTAATTTTTGACAACACAGAAGATGCCAAAGCTTTTTGTTGGCTGGCGGACAAATTAGGATTAAGTTTTGCAATCGCCGCGTTAACCGAATTTTTACGGATAGCGTCAAGCGCCCAAGCGTCGATAACGCCGCCCTCATCTGTCCACGCAGAAACGTCTTTTGCGACCTGTTGCAAAGATTTTTGAATATCACGGTTGCCCGCATACTTAGGATTGCTTGCAACTGATACGATTTTTGACGTGACTGCATCGCTGGTTAGGGGCTTAAGCCCGCTTGCCGCGAGACTGTCGGCAGCGGATTGTGCAAAACGCGCCGCTTCACCAAACCGCAGCGAGCCTTCAGCGGCCCTCGCCGCTTCGCGTTCCGCTGCTTCGGCCAATTCACCCATGTAGGTATAACGCCCAGGCACTCTGGGCATGCCCGCAACGGGCGCTGTTTCGCTTGCTCTAGCGGTCGCTCTTTCGCCCGCTGCCGTAAACCGGCGCACATCCTCTACTTTTTGCGCTGCCGCTTCGCCAAACCGTGTTGCTTTTGCAGTAAGGTCTGGCAGCTTCTCGCCGGCAATATTGGCGGCCTCAAGCTCCGTGCGAAGGGTCGGAAGCAATTGGGCGTTAAGTTGATTCTTGGCTTCCTTTGTTGCCGTTCGAGCAGCCGTGGCCGTTTCGCCGCCCGCCAGTTTCGCCAGCGCATTGACCGAAATTTCGCCTTGGGATTTCTCTAGATCGGCCAAAAAACGCGGATCGCGTCGCAACGCACGTTGCAGCAAGGATTGCCAAACAGGGGAGTTAATATCCGCCGTCGCTTGCGCGGCGGTTTCGCCGGGCTTTGCCTTGCTCAATTCATTCAGCACTACCGGCAAATCATCGCCTAGCGCATTACGGGCTAACTTGGCCGCCTTTTGCTTGGATACCTGCGGTAAATCCATCAGCGCTCCGGCACCTTTTGCCAAAGCTTTCATGGCAACTTGACCGCCCATTTCGTAACTTGCGCCCGTCATCAAATTAGATACGGGTTCCGTAACTATCGCAGTCCCCTGCCGAGGCGCTTTGCCGCCGAAGTAAACATCTGCCAATTCTGTCAGTTCTTTTGCGCCCGCATATCCCAAAGCACTGCCTGCGACGCCGCCGTATGCTGCGCCAACTGGACCGCCCCCCATTAAGCCCGCGCCAGCACCAACGGCTCCGCCAGCCAAACCGCCCGCCATTTCCAGCGCCGGGGCGACGTAAGGGCGCGCTCGCTCCCACGCCCCTGGCTGACGAGCGGCGGGTATTCCTGAAGGCGGCGCGGTTGCTACGCCAAACCTCTGCCGAATAGCGTCCTGCGTAGCCGCGTTTGCATTGGTGAAGTTTGTATCTTGCGCGGAATACTTATCGAAAATGGCGCGTTTAGTCGCGTCATTAGCGTTAATATAGTTAGGGTCTTTAAGGATCGTCGATAGATCGGCCACGGGCGCTCCCCTTTATTTCAACAACGGGTTGCTAGTGTCCACTGCGTCATCGGCCCATGCCCCTGATGCGCCTTTCTTAGCGCGTGGCGACTGTACGTTAGCCCGTCGCTTTAGCATATCTAAAGCTTCAGTCCATGCTTTTAAGCGAGTTTCAGCGGGGATTGTTGGATTGCTAACATCGCCCAATCTTTTTTCTACGAATTCCCGATCTGTCGTAGAAATACCTGCGCCTAATTTTCCGTCAAGCAAATCCAAAGTAAGTGTATTTGCTAGAGTGGAAATTGCGGCTATGTTTTGCGCACCCGGCGTAGAAACCCCGACAGTACCGGAAAGCCAATCCACCATCGCCCCCAACTGAGAGCCTGTAGAACCTTTAATAAGGTCCGACATTCGATCTGTGGACGTGGCAGAATCGTAACCAACAGTTTCTAACGCTTTTGTTGCTCGGCGAACATCAGACCGTTGTTGAACTTCAGTCAACGGCGTAAATTTGCCGGTAGTGGAACTAATAAATCCCCCCGCTTCGGCGTTATACGTTCCAAGGTTCGCCGCTGCGGCTTCTCTACTTTCTTTTGCCTTCGCTCGCCCTTCGGCAGCTTGCGCTCGCCCTTCGCCCGCCTTCGCTCGCCCTTCGGCAGCTTGCGCTCGCCCTTCGGCAGCCAAATCCCGTTCGTGTTGCGCCAACTGGCTAGCGCTGTTACTCATGCGAACCAAAAGCGCTCGTAGCGCCTTCGGGTTGTTTCGCGTAGCTTCAATTTGCTGCGCCCCCGGCTCTGGCGGTACCCCCATACGGTTAAGGTACGTCCCAAGAATAGGATCGCTATGGACCGCATTATGGATGCTAAGTAAATTGTCGGTCGTTCCGCTAAATCTCTGATAAACCTGTGACATATTATCTAGGGCTTTAGCCACTAGATTTTGTTGCTCCACAGCTTGGCCGGTAACATCCCGCGCCATCGCGACGCGATTTTTGGCAAGCGTAGACCCCAATTCAGGGTTAAGGCGGGTAACGTCTTGGATATAAGTTGGCGACGATGGATCGAATTGTCGCAGTGCGTTAATGTCAGCTTCTTCTCGCTGAATCGTCGCCATTTGCATTTGACGAAGCTGATTTTGCTGTTGCGCGTCGCGCAGCGCCATTAATTGCGCCATCTGATTAGCAGGCGACGGCGCGGCAATCTGCGGGGGCTGAATCTGCGTTGCAAACGGTTGAATAGCCATGATTACCCCACGTTGCCGTACACAGGCCCTTGATAGTTAAACGCCGTTGGAGGCGCATAAGGCGGCGTCATTGGCGATTGCCGGGGCATCAAAAACTGCGAATATAGCTGATTCTGTCCATATCCTTGCGCCGCTCCAGCAACGCCCGACAACGCGGCGTTTAGGGCGTTTGCTTGGCCCGCATACCCTGAAGCCCGTGCCGCGCCTACGTCCGCCAACGCTTGCCCGCCTGCCGCACCGAAGCCTCCCGCCGCGCCGCTCAACGCGCCCGCCGCCTGCTGGCCGGATGCCAGAAGATTTTGCAACGGGGCGTACCGCGCCTGGCGTTCTGCCTGATAGCGTTGAAATGCGTTCTGATACTCCTGCGACGCCAAATCCTGCCCGAAACGCTGGATGCCCTTCAGCGCCGCGCCAGACAACAGGCCGCCTCTCGCGGCGGCGCTGCGCTCTAGCGCCTTCATGCCTTCGGCCATGCGGAACCCGTAACCAGGATCGGCTTGGAAATCCGTTTCGCCAAACGGTCGCGCAAGCGATCCGTAGCCAGCGGAGGCCGCGTCGCCGCGCAGCCCGAGAAGGCGCATCAGCTCATTCTGACCTTCCAGCCCCGCCTGCTGATAGGGCGACAGGAATTCCTGCTGTCGGCCAAACATTTCGCGCTGCAACGCCAACTGTTCCCGAGCGGCTTGCGCTTGGGCTTTGGACGCCTTTTTTGCACCACTTGAGCCAATTAGCCCGCCAAGAATTGATCCGCCAGCAGCGATGCCAGCAGCGACAGCGAAAGTCATGTCAATACCTCGTAAGGTTTTTGCTTTAGGACGTTCCCGACGCCAAAAGCGCTATCAAGTTCATCTTCTACCAAATCCGTCTCTGCGGCCTCAATATCTTCCGCATCAGTGCGGTGGATAGTCATGCACAGCGCATCCGTTTCCGCATAGACCGCCCGACGAGTGCCGGGTTTGCTGCACAGCAAGTGCGGACCCGTAATTGTTACCACACCGTCATCTGTTGTAACCGATACCGTCCCGCTTACCACCATATAGAAATGTTCTTTTTTGTGAACTTTTCCAATAATGACCGCCCCCGCAGGACGCCACACTTGACGGCAATACATCCCGCCGTGGAACGTATGCGTCGTTGGTAGCTCAATTTGCGGAAGGTTCAACACTTCCGTTTTGAGCGCGTCCACGCGGTCGCGGAGAGCCAATTCGGTCACGATATTTCCCGCCCGCTTGCGCGGATGCTGATCGCCAGCGCAGTGCCGGCTACGGTAGAAATATAGCCCCCAGACGGCAGTACATGGCCGACAATTTCCGGAAAAGTGTACGCCTCTGACGGCTGTAATGTCTTGGCTTTCGTGATGACGTTATCGTTGGCAGCAGTGCCGCCAGGCGTCACTAGGTAGACCGTAATTGTCGCCGCCGTCGTATCAAAGTTTGTTGCGGTGAACTTGTCTATAATCGTGACTACGTTAGCCGCTGTGTACTGAGTCGTTACAGACGCTTCAGCAACCTTAGCGGGGATGATGTTTTTAGCCGTTACCGTCATATCGCGGTCCTCAAGTCATGGTCCAATCGGCGGTGCCGCTACCTGTCAACGGCCAGCCGGCATAGCTCCACGCCCACGTAGCGGCGCCAAGAGAATAGCTATATACCGCGTCAGCGGCGCTTAGTGTACCGCCCGCCACGGTCATGTTGGAAAAGTATCCCAACGCACCTGGGTCCGCGCCAAAACCGGTAATGGTCATCACCGCTCCGTAGCTGAGTTCGCCCGTCGCCCCGTCATAAACAAAGTAGTAATAGACAGAGTTAAGCGTTCTGCTCCCCGGCAAAGAAGTCCCCGTGCTACTGCCGTGAGTGGAATCAAAGCCGTAATACGTAGTATCGCCGCTTGTCCACGTTGCTTGCGTAATGACGCCCGTGGCCTGCCCTACCGCCGAGCCGCCACTTCCGCCCAAAAGAGCTTGAAGCATCACGACAGTCCGGCCCCCGTAACTATGGCTTCCGTAGTGGAATTAAACCAGATAGTAGCCATTCCTCTTGCCGCAAGCGTTCGGCTACCGGTGTTGGTCGTACCTCCCTGCCGCAACGTCAGCCCCGCGCCTTGCGTTAGCGTAATAGAGGACGCGGAATTGTTGTAAACGCTAAAGGCATCGCCCGCAGCAAACACGTTAGCGGGCACTTCTACGTTTCCCGTCGAAGCATAGCAATGCCCTCGACCCGTTAGCGCCGCGGTTCCTCCGGTGGTTGCGGTGTGAACGATCTGTTTATAGCCTACTTCGACGCCGCCGTAGTTGAACACGCCTGCCGCCGTCACCGTAGCCCGAGAGCTTCCCGCCGTCCTAAAATCCAGCGTGCCCGCCGCATCCGAAGCGCTGATCGTCAAAGCGCCGGAAACACTGCGAAGAAGCGTTCCCGCCTGTACTGTGCCGGATTGCACATCGAGCGTTTGGGCGGGGGCGCCAGTGCCAATCCCCACCCTGTTATTAGCCGCGTCAATGTACAGCGTATTGCTGTCAAAGTTCAGGTTGTTTGGCGTGCTTACATTCAATGCGTTAATTGTCACCGCGTCGCCGGAGGCGTCGCCAAGAGTTGTATTGCCTTGGATGGTGACGTTGCCCGTAAATGTTGCGGTGCCAGAAAACGTCGGGGCAACAGACGACACGCCGCCGGAAAGATTATCGACTGTCCATATTTCAACATCGGCGGAGGTCGTCAGCTTGAACTTGTAATTGCTGGTCGTCAGCCAGATTGAGGCTTCGCCTCGGGAGTCCAAGATAACGGGATTGGCGTTAGCGACCGTACCCGTTTGGTCGGTGTACGTCGCCAACGGCGTTGTCGTCCCCGCCGCATAGGTATACACCTTGCCGCCCGACAAAGGAGCGCCATTCGCATCGAAAAACTGTAGCTTAGGTTGCGGGGAAATAAGTGACATATTAGTAGCCTTGCCAACTGATGTTATCGGTCACCGTAATGATTACAGACGGAATGCCAGGATGCACGCCCGACGCCGCTTCAGCTAAAATTTGCGTGTTGGTATCGTCGGTAGCCCACATAATTTCAAAATAATCGCCAGCGTTCATTTGCAACAAATAGTTCCATGCCGCCAGCGTTTCGGCATTGTTTCCTTGAATTCGTATTTGCCCCGCCGAATTTGCTACGTCGTTGCCATTATGCCGTAGCCAAATATACGTAATAGACGTTCCGCCCGAAACTTTATCTAGCTGCGCCGAAAATTGAATGTTGTATATGCCGGGGTTGTCTACGTAAATCCGCGAGGTAGGTGAGCCTACATAGACACCAAAAGATAAATCTGTTGCGTTGATCGTCATTGCATACGCAGTGTTGATAGCTGCTGCGGTTTGCGTTGTCGTATCGTAAAACGAGCCATACCGCAACCGAGAGGTATGCGGAGTAAGCGCGGGGGCAACCGCCAATCCGTCTATTTGATTTTGAAGCTCTGCAAATGTCGATGTTGCGCTGTTATCAGAAGGCCCCAATTGCAAGTCTTCTGTCGATACTTGCACGGACCCGGCGCCCGTCAAGTTAAACAGATTGTAAAAGAATCTGTACCATTCACGCGCCATCAAGCCCGTGCGCGGGTCGATAAATTCAACTCGCGGCGCGGGAATGTTGGTTACGTTGGGGACGTTAGGCATTGGTCCCCGCAATCTGCAATTCCGCGCCCAAAATGGCGATCTTTACGGGGTCAGTGCCCGACACTTCATACACCCGATCACGGATTTTTAGCGTCGTGCCAAGGCGCCGCCAAATAGCGCGGTGCCCATATTTGCCGATTTTGCCAAGGCTAGCCCAATGCTCATTAGACCAAGTATGGCCTCCGTCATCCGACCAACGCAGCATCACTTGAGGATTACTGCCTTGAGTCTGTAAAAATGAAGGGCTTACTTCTACAACGGTCAGATAAAAACCGGATTCCGTAGTAAGTAAATCGCCCGATTCCGTTTCTAGGAAAAAATTTTCAAAAGGCGAAACGCCGCCGCTTCCTACTCCAGTTTCGCAATCAAGCTGCATGGCGTGCTGCACCGTGCGTTTGAGATTATTTTGGCCTGTCGGTAACGCTCGCCAAGAACGCAGCCATTTTTGCGGCTGGTCGTCATCGGTGTACACATCGAGGTCATAGGCGTAAATTTTGCCGCTGGCGTAATCACCAACCACGATTTCGCGGTTAAAATTCATCTGGCAGATTGGCCGCTGTTGCGTAAACTGCCCGTATTCAAACGCCGCTCGTTCATGCCACGCGCTGGTAGAAGCGTCGTACACCCATGTTTTGCCCGCTGACGGAAACACCAGCGCATAAAACGAGTGCCCTTCTTGCTGATAGGTGTACCCGCGAGCATCCGAAATTACACCGTAATTCTGGATAGCAAACTCAACGGCGTGCGTCGAAATGCGTTGCGCTTGGTATCCGTTTGCCCTGTAGACGATTCCGTTTCCGCGAGCATCGGAGCCAAGCCAAAATACGGAATTATCCATTTTGGCAACGGAATAGGCCGCCGCGCAGCCAACTTCGTTGTACGCACCTTGAATCGGCGACAGAGGAAAGTCGGGCAACCCGGCGTCGTACCATACTTCGACAGAGTTGGTACCAAACAACCAGACTTCGCGGTGGTCGATAATGAGCGATACCAGCCCATCCGGTGAGCCTTCGGCGCTGGCAAAATCAAGCGGGTCAACCTGGGTGCCTTCAAGCAAGCTAGTCACCCAGACTTTTTGCGAGTTAGGTTCGTTAAATACGAAATACCCGTCCAGATAGCCGACCATCACCGCGCCGGGAAAATCAGAATCGGTAATTTGCTGAAACGCACTTGTCGTTGAGTTGTAGATGTACCCTGTAGGGTTAGCGGCGATAAATAATTGCGTGCCATTATCCGCCATCGACACCGGGCCAATACCCGCTACTGCGCCCAAAGCAGTCGCGCTCCACGTCGAGCTGACTTGATATAGCGTCGATCCGCTGACAACATAGCCAAAATTGCCAAACTGCCACATCCCGCGGATAGGCCCATCGCCAATTGTTGCGAGTAAGCGCAGCCCTGGCGCCCGGTTCAAAAAGGCCGGTTCCTTTCCGCCATCGGGGATAACTTCGGGGAACAAATTGACCATGCGGTTGTCCGCAGCATTGACGCTGCGGGCCACATACGCTTGTCCCAGAATCGGCGTTTTCATTAGTAGTTGCCGGCGAAGATATTAAAGCGTTGCCGAGTACCAATCAGGCTGTACGGCATACTCATAATGTCATCTGGGTTATTAATGCGCTTCAACGTGCGTTTTGACGCCATTGCAATGCGCTGCACTTGAGGCGGAGGCTCCATGCCAAACTCGGGAGCGAATTCGCACGCCAAGTTGTAGCGGAAAGCACGCAAGTATCCTGGCGGAAACGACAGCGTGGTTGCCAGTGTCGCCGGTTGCGTCAATTCCTCTACCGACACGACATGAAACTCCAGCACTCGGGTCGGCACCGGGTAAACGTACATTTCGATATTCGGGTACGTCATGTTGACCCACAGTACCTGCGGGTACGTGCTGGTCACGGTTTTTACCGCGATACCGTTGTATTGCTGCTGGTTAATCAGCTTCAGGCCGTAAGAAATGCCTGTGCTGGCATCGCGGAAATAGGTAGAGTCATCCACCAGCACCGGACGGTTAGCAACAAGATCGCCCGTCGGCCCCATCGTTCGATAGCGTTCGTTAGGCGGCCAGTTCACCACTTGGTCTTGGGTAGAAAAAACCGAAAGGCGCTCGGTGTTCCACGAATCAATCATTTGATTCATGGCGTTCAGCGCGTCTTGAGAAGTTTCTGCGGACGGCGACTCGCCTTCAGCCAGCACGCCAAGCAGCCGCAAAGACCCGTTAATGATGTCGCCGGCAGAAGTCGCCATTAAAGTGCTTCCTGAGGTTGTGCCTGTTTGCGACGGCGCGTGCGCGCCAAACCGTTATCCGGTGCCGCATCGTCAGGAACTGACGGCGTTCCCAAAGTATACCTTACCCATCCATTTTGCTCATCTGCGGCGGCTTCCATGTCGGAAATCGCCACTTTTGTGCCGTGTTTAGGGTGCCTCAAATAGATGTGCATAGGTCTCCTCCAGGTTGACGGCGCAAGTAAAGGTGAAAATTTCCTTTATATACAGCAGTTTCCGTGTGATGGTCTAGGTTTAGGTCGGGAACGATAAACAGTTCCCCTCCCCGCTGTAGCCACCGACGGCAAAAAGCATAGTCCTCGCCGTACCACGTATGGTTATACGCGCCGTGGTTAAACAGGTCTACATGGGGGGTGTGAAGCTCCCCGTAAACAAGCTCCGGGTATGAGCGAATGATGTCGTTAACGGCCTTAGTGGTAATCTTCAAAAATCCCGCGGGGGCCGAAAACCCGTGAAGCGCCCCGTCTTTAAGGCGCACAATGGGGTTGCCTTCGTCATCCGTGAGGACGCTTCCCATGTATTCTTCTTCGTCTTTTTTGAACCGATACACCCCTGCCACTACATCGCCTTCTGTCTCAATAAGCGTCAGAAGGTCTTGAGGGCGCCAAGACAGATCGTGGTCAATAAAAACGATAACGTCGGCTTTAGCATCGAGCGCTTTTCGCAGCATGGTGGCGCGGGCGCTAGAAATGTAAGGGCAGCCGATTTCAAAAACCAAGCCGTGTTCCCATCCGGCTGCTTTCAAAAGCGGCTCAGAAGCCGCCAGTGAGTCAGTGCAGGCTTTATGGGGCTTGGTCAGCGTAGGAACGCAAAATACAACTTTCATAAGGTTAAAAAGGGCGGAAGGCTGTTGCCCCCCGCCCTTCGTATTTACGCCGTGGCGTAAATGCCCAGGCCGATCAGGGTATTCTGAATTTCCTGAACGGCAGCAAGCTGCGTCGCACCAAAAGCGGTAGACGTAGCAAGGGCGCTCGTCGCATGAACGGCAGAGCTATACGGTCGGCGAACTACGGGCGCCTTGCCGTAGAAGCCCACCAAACCCGACGTACCTGCAACCTGAACCGTAGAGCCTGCGCGGCCCACGTTCAGCGTTTCGTTGGTATTGCCATCGCCCAACTGTTCACCATCACCAACCTGCGGAAGTGCCATTGAAACTACTCCTTAAATGTTGCCGTCGGTAATCGTCGAATCCTTCCGGCTCAACAAGACTTGATAAGTCTGGCTGGCCGTCGGAGTAATCGGCGATCCCGTAAAGTTGCCGAACGTAATCGCCAGCGTATTTGCCGCCGACACGCGAACACCAACAATACCCAAACCGGCCTGAGCCGTTGGCTTGTTGATGCTCACCTGATCTCCCGGCAGCAGGCCGTTGACCGTAAACGTCTGTTCGGCAGACGTATTGGCCGCGACCTGCGCCGGAGACAGCGTAACGCTGATGACCGATTGCTTGACGATATTGCCAAGAACGTAACTCATAGATTACCCCCAAATACGGGCAGCCATCGGAGCGCGGATTACGCTGTAGCCGTACAGAACGTCGATACGGCAAGGCATACGGTCGTTGTTGATGTCGTACTGACGCACGATACGCAACGAAATACCGTTATGAACCTGGCGGGAAGCCATGTCCACACCCTGCGGCATCAAAAGGTCTGCCGTTGCAAACGTAATCGCGTCCTTCTGGTACACGAGGTTTTGCGGGTAGCTGGTCGAAGCCGAACCGAGGAACGTAATGGTCGCGTTATCCTGCGGGAAGCTGTCAATGGTCGCCAGCGCGTTAGAGCTGGTGTACATCGGCGGGCTAACACTGACGTTAGTCCACGCGCCGCCCGTAGCGGTCGAGGCCGCCGTCACCACGAACTGCTGAAGCGAGCCGGTAGACTGGCGGGTCTGCGGGTTGACCGCGTACACGCCAGAAACCGTAAACACATCGCCCACGTTTACCGTGGCAGAACCCGTACCGCCATCAAAACTGATGGTGGACTGGCCCTGAGTCGAAATGGTGCCATTAACAAGAATGGTATCGGAAGTCGAACGCGAACCCGTGGTGTGGTTCACGATAGACTGCGACATCGAAATCTCGTCATAGCCCAGAACGCCCGTACCCATGAGGCCATTCTTGAACTGACGGCTGATAGTATCAACCGGGTTAAAGAACCCCTTCATGCCTTCGACAAGCCCCGCGTTTGCTGCCGGGTTGACCGTTGCATAGCGGCTGTTCATCGGGGCGGCGTACTCGTTCAGCTTCTGCTGCGCCTGCAACAGAACCAGCGAAGTGCTAGGCACCGTGCCAGGCGTGCCGACCGAGCTATAAATGCCCTTGTACGCATTTGCAACGTCGTTATCAATGCTTGACGCAAGCTGGCTTACGCGAGGCTTAAGCACGCGTTCGGCAAAATCGTCAAGCTGCATCGTCAGTTCGGCGGTAGTGAAGTTGACGCCAATGTGCTTCTGGCTGGAAACCGTCAGCGTGGTGTACTGTTCGTTATCGTCCTGAACCTGGAGCGCGGCGCCGTCCGTCACCAAAGCGCGATCCGGCAGACGAATCCGCAGCGTGGAGCCGATCTTTGCGCCTTCGACCGCAAAGCTGTCGTCATATGCACGATTTACGTTACGGGTGAGTACGAGGTTATTCTCCAGAATTTCCAGAGTTTTCCGCGTAATCATGTCAATAGTCAGCAGTGAATTAGCCATGTGGCCTCCTAAAAATTAACGGTTTTGTTGCGTTTCCCACTTTTTACGCTGGCGGGCGCGGTCGGCTTCAATCCACTCTGACGTAGACATAGACTTGACCGAACGGGGGTCAGTCGTGTCGTATGTTGGAGCAGTCGAACCTCTCGGCGTTACAGGCGTAATCGGCGCTGGCGCGGTTGAAGTTTTCTTGGTCGGGGGATTGTCAGCCAATTTGACCTCAATCTTCCCGATTTCTTTGGCTTGCAGATACGGCGACAGTCGAGCAATTCGGTCTGCTTCCTTGGGGTTTGCGCCCAAGTAGTAGGCCAAATCCGGGCCAATATCCGACGCCTGAATTGTCTCCGCCATCACGGTCGTAACTTTAAGATTCGGGTTGTAGACAACTTGTTCAAAGTCGTCGTACTTGTTCCGAGCTTCTTCTTCACGTTCGTGATAGGCATCAAGCAATTCTTGACGCTGACGGGCCGCTTCACGTTCAGCCAGCAACTGTTCCGCCTTTTGAGCCGCTACTGCTTCCGCATAGGCATCGGCTTCATCGGGCGTTGCAAACGCTTCCGGCTTTCTGATCTCGACCGGGGCAACGGGGGCAGATACCGTTTTGGTTTTCTGCTCTCGCTCCCACTTTCGCTGCTCTCTTGCAAGCCTTTTGCCAATAGCGGCATCCAACTCCTCTTGAGTAAAGAGCCGTGGCTTTTCTTCCGGCGTAGAAACTTCAGCCTCCGGGGTCGCCGTGACATCCGGGGTCGGCGCGGGTGCAACCGCTTCTTCAGTGCTAACTACTTCGTCCATTGTGATTCCTGAGAATCCCTGGTGTTCCGCACCAGTACGGCACAAAATTTAATTTGTGTATATTAAAACAGGCGCGCTGCCACCAGCGCTAGCAAAATTAAAATTACCGTTCCATATCCATAAAGCATTGCCAGATGAATATGAGTATGTTGCAGCAGAACTATACGCAGTTACGTTATTTGCTCGGCAAGCGGTAAAAAAATTAGCCGATGGGTCAGAGCTAAAGCCTGTTATGTATAACTGCGATGTCAACCCGGTAGCCGGATCATCAAAATCCATTAGCACTGCTAAAGTCGTACTTCCAGGCAAAGAATCCGAAGTTATTGCCCCTAACGACGGCGATGCACGGTATCCGAAACCTAAAATTGGGTATCCTGACACATCGGTGCCCACTGTCATTACCGCGTCTAACAGAATAACAAGTGAATTTCCTGTCGAAAATCTAGCCGCAAAAGACATTAGGCAAAACCTTTTGAAAGTGTGGCGTACCAATACCCCGTACTGCTGCGGTATGTAGCCACCACCAAATCAACCGCGTTACTAGCGGTGGATAAAACGCCTGGTACACCTGACGGCCACTTAAAACTAGAAGGCCAAGTCATGGTACGCCCGCCCGAGCTGTCTTGAGTAATAAACCAGTTGATGGTTTGCCCGTCTGAAGGATTGCTAATTGTTGGCGCGCTGGTAACACTAGCAGTAAAAGTAGTAGTGAATACGTTAGACAACTGACAATTCACTGTCATTGTGGTTGCGGAAAAAGTAACCGCAACCGAAGTCGTATGCGCGCCGCCTGAAACTGACAAAATATTAGCCGGCGAACTTGTGCCGACGCCAAGTTTACTTCCGTCAAACGTCAGCGCGGCTCCAGTCGTCAGGACTTTGCTGGCGTTCAGATAGCTGACCCCGTTAGCAGTCCCGCCGCTAATCGTTACAGCACCGCTGGCCGTTAGCGCTCCAGCCGTTAGCGTTGTTCCGTCAAACGTCA